CCTACCTTCAGCCCAGGCCCTCCAGAACATCACACCCGAATCCCGTGATGTCTTCTTAGACCTGGCAGCCCAGGCAGGCATCCCGCGCAAGTCATTCGCACAGGAACTGGCATCAACCATCCCCAGCGGCAGACGGATGCCAGTAGCCCGTATCGCCCCTATCAGCCGCAGAGGAATACAGTAGATGTCTTACGATCTACCTTTCTGGAGCAGTGTCGAACGCTCAGCATCTAAACTACGGACAGAAGAAGAACTAGACCCCTTTGGCCATACAGCTACTGGTCTATCCCTACCTACTGCCGACACGATGGCTGAACGCATGAAGCAGTTTGAAGCACAGAGTCGATATGCTCGTCCTAGAGTTACGGCGTCCCTCTCCCCAGCTGAAGCAGATCAATACGGAGAAAGCATCAACCGTTTTATGACTCCATCCGTAGACCCCATGCGTGTAGGAGGCAGACCCGAACCCACTTTTGGTCTGCTTCCGTCCGACGTAGGACAGGACATATCTGACGTAAGGATGACCAGGGGGGCAGCCATACCGACAGCTGTAGTTGAAGCTGCTCCTGAGGCCCCACTGGAGAGGGGAGAGAGGGTTCGCCTGTCCCCAGAAGAAGAAAGAAGGCAGCAGATGGAGCGTCTTGGCATAACAGGGCCTCCAGAGCCTGGCAGCTACTTCGCAGAACTTGGATGGACTGAGCCTCCCGGCCCCCGTGATCCAATTGACTTCAAGAGGCGAAACGGCATCATCGGTGACCTTGAGGCAGTCGGCTTGGGCCTTCTATATACAGCTGGCCAGTTCATAGAACCCATCCAACAGCCTATAGATGTAGCTACTGAGACCGTCATAGAGGGGGTATCAGCACTAGACTGGGGCATATCATCCTCTGGTCTACCTATCATAACGGGGATATCAGGACAAACCCCCACCCTCTTCTCAGAAGGCGGCGGCTATAACGCAGCCCTGGACAAGTTCCGTGACCGCGCCTGGTACATCCAACTTGCTGCCAGCGGTGGACTGGAGACAGTGGTTACTCTAGGTGCTGCCCCTTTCTTCAAGGCCCTTAGCCTGAGTTCCAAAGCAACTGGCGTCACAAACCTGGCTGGCCGGTCAGGTATCAGGAATGGGGCACAGGGCATCAACATCGTCCCCACCCGCACTGGTAACTTGGTTATAGCTTCAGGGACGGCCCTAGATAACTCTGTTGTGCGTCTCGTCCAGAAGAGGGTGGATGACGCCTCAAAGATATGCTTTAGCGAGTGCATAAATGAGATAGGCCCTAATGTACTGGGTCTGCGGAACGTGAAGTCGGGCCTGAGCAGGTTTGATGCTATAGACGATGCCATGAGGGCGATAGTTGACAAGATTCCTGGGATCAGTGCTGTCCGTCATAGCGATCTCACCACTCCTATATATCGACATGCCCAGGAGAGAGCCAGTGCTTTGGACAGCATGGCCAATGCCACCTCCGCGAAGATAGCCTACATAGCAAAGCAGATATTCCCAGATACCAATGACCGTCAACTCATCCCCTCTCTGGCCGGGATCGATGACAAACTTGCCAAAGACGTAGAGTTAATGCCAGGCATCCAAGATGTGGCCGCCCGTATTGACATATTTGCCCCTCATCTGAGCGCAAGCCAGATGGAAGGCTTGATGGCTATCAAGAAGATCATGGCCCCCTGGCGTCAGCTGCTAGACGAGGTGGATATACCTCTAGGCTCCCGCAAGGATGTGACTGGCAATGGCTTCTATATAGCCCGTGGCGATGCCGTAGAGGTAGGGCAGGAGTTAACACGGCGTGTCCAAGGCGTGAAGACGATAGGAGGGGGTAAGCAGGGCTTTGAGAAGTCTGAAAGATTCCCTTCGATGTCTCAGGGAGTAGCCAGTGGTGAGTTGCAATATGCATCAATAGGAGACGCTATAAACTCCTACATCCACCAGGTAGGCAGCCGCTCCATTGACGTACACACCGCCAATCAGATCAAACGGTTGAAATCAGAGACAGATATGCCTCTGGCTGATACAGCTAAGAATCGGTTGGACAGGAATCATCCCAATCTCAGGAAGGATGTGACCAACCTCAAAAACAATGTGCGCTCCAACATCCAGTCCATACGCACCCAGGAAGCTGCTGCCCGTGTCACCGCCAAGCAGATGGCAGCCGCACAGCAGGAAGTGACTGAGACTGGTGCCCGTACCGCCGCTGCTAAAGGAAGACTGGGAGAGTTACACCCAGAACTACTGGTGGCAGACCGAAAAGTAGCACGCACCATGCTGGATGAGGCTCTGGAGATAAGGAGGACGTTACACGGGGAGATAGTAGAGGAAGCAGGACTGCTAAGACAAACCAAGGGCAAGCTGGATAAAGTAGAAGACTCCTGGGTAGCGGCTGCTCTTGTCCAAATGGAAGACATAGGCTTTGAAGTACGTCGTCTGCGAGGTGTGGAAGGTTATTACACCCTCCTGGATAAGATAGTAGACATGAACGACTACATAGAGAAGCTGCTCGTCCTCCGCGACAAGCTGGCTTCCAGGGTGGACGATCTCATTGAAAATCAGCGTCTGCAAAGAGAACTCTCCAACGATGCTAGGGCTAATGTCCTGGATTCCAGAAAGACGAGGCGACTTATTCACACCCGTGAATTGACCATCAATGGAGTCAAAGCTGAGATCAAAATACTTGAGATGGAGGGGAAGCGTGCTGCACGCCTTGCATCCTATCAAGAGCAAGCATACGGGAAGCGCATCGACAGGCTGGTGGATACTTCAGAGAACCTGGATTCCCTCAGAGGACGATTGGATGAAAAGAATGATGTATGGCAGAGGGCTATAGATAGTAGTAAAGACCTACCAAGTGGACGGAGCCGAATAGCCATACCCGGTCTCCAGGGCTATGACTTCCCGAAAGCTATGTCCAACTCCATCAACATGTTGGTCGAAGCTGATATGAAACGTGGAGACCTGCCTTTCATCTTCCAACTCTGGTCTGACTTGAATAGCCTCTATCTTGGTCTGAAGGCTACCGCAGACGACAGTGTCCTCTTTATCCAGGGACTACCTGGGATAGTCGGCACCCGTGGTAAAGGCCCAGCAGGGGCTATCCTCCCCGCCGCTGCCAGCAAGGAATTCATGACCCTCCTGAGTCTCAACATCAGGGCCTGGGCCGATCCCGATGTATTGGGAGCCTTTATCTTCGACTTCGATGAAGCTGTTGGTAAAGCAGGCAGGCTCGTATCTGAGGAGTGGGGTTCTTATGGGCTGCGTGTGGGGGGCACAAATACAGAGTTCGCTCTGGGTCGCGGTATGTTCAAGGGGGTAGAGAACATACCCAAAGTAGGAGCATTCGTCAAAGGTGCCAACCGGGCATTTGGCTACTTCGGGGATGCCAAACGACTCCATTTTGCAGACGACATGCTGGCAGAGGAACTGTCCAAGGGCAGGAGCCTACAGAGCCTCATCGACTCTGGGGATATGGCCAGGATAGCAGAGATATCCAATAACATGACTGGCTGGAGCAGGCACCGTGTTGGAGGGAACCTAGGTGACGTATTCCTTCTGGCCCCACGCTACTTTGCCTCCCGCCTGGAGACTGTCTTCAAAGGGGCCATGGGTATGATCCCTGCGCCCACCCGAAACGGCATACGCTGGGGGGCCAAGATAGACCAGAGGATGGCCCGACGCACCATGCTCCGTCTGGTGATCGGCTCGATAGCCATGACCTACAGCATCAACAAGATGCAGGGTAAGGACACAGACTTGCGGCCTATAGTCAACGGCAGGTGGAACCCGAACTTCAACCGTATAAACGCCTTTGGCAGGGATATCACCCTCCTAGGCCCATACGACTCCCTGGCCCGTCTGCTCGTAGCTGCTGGAACCGCAGACCTCTACGCTGTCCGTGGTATGTCTGCTGGTGTGGTCACCAACATGTGGGACTTCCTCTCAGGGTCTGATTACGAAGGTCATGAAGTCAACTGGAAAGACCCCAAGAGCGTAGGAAAACGGATGATATCTAACTTCACCCCGTTCGCTATGGAAGAGGGATCGCAGAGCGTCCTGCAAGGTGTCCAGCGTGCCATGGATCATGACTGGAAAGGCACAGCTGAATCAGGTGCTGGTATCGCCCTGGAGTTCTTAGGTGCCAAGTCTTCCTTGGAAAACATGTCCGATATGAAGCAGACCATCGCTGATGAGATCATGACCAACCTGTCCAAGGATGACCCTGCCAAGTACAAGCGGGTCATGGACAGCATGAACATGACTCCATACGACAGACTCAGCGGTCAGGACTATCTGTACGACCATCTCCCTGCGGAGATCAGGAATGAAGCTGCCAGTGACCCCCGTATAGTCGCGATGGGTGAGGAACTGCCCAGCCGATTACCTGACCTACAGTCCAGGATAGTTGCTGCTATGGACAGCTATAAGACAGCGAAGACGGAACATGTCAACGAACTCGCCACGAAGATCGGTGCGGGGATGAACGGGCAATTGCTGAAGTCTGCCATCCAGGACTACAAGATGGCCATGTACATAGCAGGGCAGACTGTATTTTATGGTGAGATCAAGCAAGAACTAGAGAAGAATGACCCTAAGAACGCCATAGATATTCTTCGTAACCGCTACTGGAATATAGAATTGAGACTGGAAAACCCGCATACAGGCGCATTGAACTATGACCAGCGGGATGCTGATCGTGCCGAGATACTTGCTGACGCCAGAGCCATCGGACTGGAGGAATCTGACATCACAGTCAGGATGCCCACCGGGAATGCCATGGTGGACTCTGCCTTGAACCAGTACCACACGGATATGGAGACCTTGAAGCCCATGTGGGAGGTCGATGAGAAGGTGTTAGGCATGTTTAGTTCTTATGAGCGTACCTTGTGGGAGAGATACAAGAGGCTTGATCCAGCCGCTGCCAGGGAGTTCCGTGAGGCTAACTCTGCCATTGGCAATATAGATAGGGGTATAAGTAATATGAGGCGGGGTGAAAGAGAAGATGACTTTCGTATCGATGTAGCTTATGTCCGTCAATATAATGTAAAGCCTGCTACTATGGCTGGTTGGGAACAGCAGGAGAGCATGATGGCGATTTCTCAAGCATTAGGGATAACCCAGTAAATTGACACTACATCATGACAAGCTTTACACTTTTCCACAGTGATCCCTCCATTACAAGGAGCATCGCATGGTAACAACCCCGCAAGAGGAACCCCAGGTAGAGGAACAGCCTGCCCCCGAAGAGGCTGAAGAGGCTACCGAAGAGACCCCTGAAGAAGAAGTTGACTACAGGGCGAAAGCAGCTGTATTGGAGGCCCAGGTCGATAAACTGAACAATGACCTGCGCTCCAAGGATGGCCAACGCCGTAGGGATACGGACAGGGATGCGGAATTCGCTGGCTTCCGTGATGAGTTGGGAGCAATGCGTAAGGTGTTTAGCCTCTATATGGATGCCCTTCAGAAGGGCGACACCTACGAAGTGCAAGACCAAATATCGGCGGTAAACCAGGAGTTGGCTCAAGGACAAGCAACGCGGGATTACAACTCGCGTTACGACAAAGAGATGAACCGCCTCCTTTCCACGGTTCAGGACACGGATGGCAATCTCTTCATCAGTGAAGCTGATGCCGTCAAAATCCAGACCGATTGGGCAGCAGCCTGGGAAAGAGCCAAGACGGGTGACTACGAGGGTATCTACGATGCCCAGATAGAAGCCGCCAAGATGGTAGCCCAGGAAGAACGCCGCAGGGCCGCAGACGAGCGGAAGGTTCTCGCTGATGAGGCGAAGAACGCCGGGAAGAAGGCCCTGGAGAAAGCAGGCGTGGCCGACCTCGACACGGGAGCGGCTATCGCAGGCGGGAATGAAGAACTCCGTGGTTCAGCCCTCATAGAGCGGGGGCTGCGAAAACGTAACCTATAAGGACTATGAGATGCCAACACTTAGTGAATATCAGAAGTTGGCTAACGACGATGTTACAGCTGGTGTATTCGATAACATCATCACCGCATCCGAGTTGGCCCCCTTCCTCCAGTTCAGCAGCTTCAGCGGCAACTCCCTGGTCTACAACCGGGAAAGCACGCTGGGAGCCGCTGCCACTCACCAGGTAGGAGATGTCTGGTCTGACACCGAACCGACCTACACGAAGAAGACCGTCTCCCTCACCACCGTGGGCGTGCAGCACCCCCTAGACCGTTTTGCCATGCAGACTGCCGACAACGTGCAGTCTCAGGAAGCCGTCCTCCTTTCCAAGATGGCCAAGTCCATCATCCGAAAGCTGGAAGACCTCCTGATCACCGGCAACTCCGGTTCCACATCGACGGAGCCAGAGGGCCTGACATCCCTTCTCATCAGTGACTCTCGCCTCCTGATGATGGACGACGGCTCACAGCCCTCTACCATCGCCGGAGCAGAGACCGAACTCACCCTTGACCGCCTGGACGCCATGATCGACCTGGTGGAAAGTGGTGCGCCGGACTTCCTGATGATGAACAAGACCATGCGCCGTAAGCTGACCTCCCTTGCCAGGGCGACAGGCTCCGGTGTGTTGCTCAATTCTGCCGAGATGTTCGGACACCAGTATGTCCTCTACAATGGCATACCCGTGGTCATCAACGACTACATCACCAACTCCGAACAATACGAGAACGCCGGGGGCTGGGGTTCCTCCACTGCTACTACCATCTACGCCGTCAAGACAGGCCAGGAGAAGCAGGGCTGGACTATCATCCACAACGGCACCGTTCTCGATCCCGACATCCAACGCCTGGGCACCAAGTTCGACAAGAACGAGGATGCCTACCGTATGGCTGTCTACCTGAACGCAGTCGTCTACTCTGCCAAGTCCTGTGCAGGGCTGGCTGGGATCGACTCCGCTGCCTAACGACAACATAACCTCGTTGAGCATAGTTCCGTAATCTGATGATGAGGTATTAGCAATGGCTGATCCATATGTGAAACACGCACAGAATGTGTTCTCTGCGACCATTGGTTCCACAGCCGTAACCGCTGGAGACATGGTTTACTTCGACGGCACCGACTGGGAACTCGCAGACGCTTCTGCCCACACGACCTTTGGCGAGGCGATGGTGGTTAACTCCTACGCTTCCGGTGACGTAGGCGTACTCTGCACTGGTGGTGTCATAGTTGACATCGATGCCCCCTACACCCAGGGTGCGGCTATGTACCTGTCGGAGACCGCAGGCGCGATCACCGCTACCATCCCAACGACTAACGCTGCTCTGAAGCAGGCTGTTGGTTTCTCTCTATCCACCTCCTCAGTCAGGGTAGACATCCGTATGCCAGGCTACCAGAACCAGTTCTTCCCGGTGAGTGCTTATGACACTTCCGGCGAACCTGGTCTTGGTGTGGTAACGGATGGATGGCCTGGCCCTGGTCTGGACGGTGCTTCTGAGACCGCCTATATCATAGGCCGCTTCCCAGACAACTTTGTCGAACTGGAGATGGCGCGGATCGTAACCAACAACTCAGCGGGTTCCGCTGTTGACTACGACTTCAGCGTTGCAGCTGGCTACGACAACGCATCCAATGCCCAGGACACAGGCACGGCAATCACTGCCAGCACCTCTGAGACAACTCCTGCTGACAACCTGCTGGTGACCTTTGATGTCTCCGCT